CAAGGTGACGCTAAAGGAGGTCGAGGCCTTCGTCTGCCGGCACGGCATCATCTGGCCCCCGAACTGCCGACCTCGCCTTGGGATGCACGGACGCAACCGCTCCAACCTCCTCGCCAACGGACGGCTGACGATGGCACAGGCCGCAGCCAAGGGCGTCGCCGAAGGGCTGACCGCCGGAGAGACGGCGCTGAAGTACAACATGAGCGGTCCAGGGATGTACAACGCCGCCAACCGCCAAGGGCTGAAGTTCATCTCCCACAAGGAAAAGTACGGCCTACGCAGGGGCAAGCCCGACCCGCTCCTCGGCGAGGCCCGTGCGTCCGTCGAGCTGAGTTTGCGAAACCGCCCAAAGGCTTAACCACACTTAGCAAACAAGCCTATGAGCAAACTGACCAAGTTCATCTTCGCATCGGACAGCCACGGCGACATGGCGGACCCCGAAGCCCTCGCGGCGCTCTACGAGTTCACGAAGGACTTCAAGCCCGACATCCGCGTCGCCGGCGGAGATCACTACGACTTCCGCTCCCTCCGTAAGGGCGTCGGGTCGGACAAGGAAGGCGCCGAGTCGCTGAACGCCGACATCGATGCCGGCAAACAATTCTTCGACCGCTGGCGTCCCACCGTCTACCTCTGGGGCAACCACGAACACCGCCTAGACGCCATGCAAGGCCACGGGCAGGCCATCGTCCGAGACTACTGCCAAGGCATTAAGGACCACATCAACGCCCACGCGAGGAAGTGCGGGGCCAAGGTCGTCCTGCCTTACCACGCCGACAAGGGCGTCTACCGCATCGGCCCGGTCGCCATGGTCCACGGCTACGCCCACGGCGCCAACGCCACCGTCGTCCAGGGACTGCACTACGCTCCCCACGGCGGGGCTTTGATACACGGACACACCCACAACCTTGCGAGCGTCGCCCTGACCAAGCACGGGGGCGGGAACGCCTTCTCAGCTGGTTGCCTATGCCTCAAGGACGAGATGGCCTACGCCTCGCACCGCCTCGCCACCGCCCGCTGGGGTTCGGGCTTCGTCGCCGGCTTCGTCACCGCGGGAGGTCAGTACAAGGCATGGCTCGTCCACAAGATGGGCGACCAATGGATCTGGCAGACCGAACTCAAGACCTTCAAGCCATGAAAACAAAACTCATTCAAGGCGACTGCCTCATTGAAATGGCAAACCTGCCAGATAAGAGCGTCGACCTAATCTTAACCGACCCGCCTTATTTCAAGGTCAAGGATGACGCCTGGGATAGACAATGGGAGAAGTCCTCCGAGTTTCTGGACTGGCTCGACCTGATCGCCGAACAATGGGCACGCATCCTGAAGCCTAACGGCTCGCTGTTCTGCTTCGCGTCTCCGCAGATGGCGGCAAGGGTTGAGTGCAAACTGGCTGAAAGGTTCAGCGTCCTTAATTCTATCGTGTGGGCAAAGAACCACACAAAAAGGGGAAGCATAGCGAGGCGAACTTGTATTGAGGATTTGCGGAGCTTTTTCCCAGAACAAGAGCGCATCATCTTCGCAGAGCATTACGGAGCGGACAATATGGCAAAAGGCGAGGCAGGATACGCCGCTAAGTGCGACGAGCTGCGTGGGTTTTTGTTTGAGCCATTGAGGTCTTACCTTACGGCCGAAAGAGACAGGGCCGGGTATAGCACTAAAAGCATCTGTGAGGCGATGAAGTGCACTACCGCAAGTCACTACTTTTCAAAGTCTCAATGGGCATTGCCAACCGAGAAACACTATCAGACTATGCGCGACCTTTTTAACAAATCAGGCCCATACGAATATCTACGCAGGGACTACGAAGAATTACGCAGGGACTACGAAGAATTACGCAGGGACTACGAAGAATTACGCAGGGACTACGAAGAATTACGCAGGCCCTTTAATGTTTTAAAGGGTCAGCCATTTACTGACGTCTGGACGTTTGAGCCAGTAGGCAACTATAAGGACAAGCACCCATGTGAGAAACCCCAAGACCTGTTACGCCACGCCATCAGCTCGACGACGCGTGAAGGGGCCACCGTCCTTGATTGCTTCATGGGATCTGGAAGCACCGGGGTGGCCTGCCGAGAACTTGGGCGGGAGTTTATCGGGATTGAGTTGGACAAGGACTACTTTGACAAAGCCTCCAAACGCATCCACGAACAAAGCCTACTTGATACCCCATGAGCCACCGCAAGCCCGACCCCTTGCTCCTCAAGGTGATGTCAGCCATCCACCAGACCGCCGAGAAGCCCGCCGACGGCTTCCGTACCATCGACGAGTGGGCCGTGGTCTGGAAGTGCAAGCGCAACGCCGCCCGCGAGTACGTCCTCAAGGGAATGAAACTCGGCATCATCGAGAAACGCACCTACCGCAAGGTCATCCGCAAGGACGCCAAACCCTACCCGACCGCCCACTACGGAGAAAAGACTCGCCAGCGTAAGTCCTAAGCCCCTTAGTCCGCCAACCTCCAAGCCATGGAACCCATCCCACCTTCCGCCCTCGACGCGGAACGGCACATCCTCGCCGTCTCCGTCGCCCAAGGCACACCGCTCCCCAGCGGACTCCTGCCGTCCTGCTTCTTCGAGCCTAAGCATCAGGACATCGCCTCAGCCATCGCCGGGCTAATCGACGAGGGGGTCGTCCCCGACGAGCTGACGGTCTCCGAGCGTCTCCGCACCCTCGGCTCACCCGTTGAAGCCTTCGAGGTATCCGACCTAGCGACCACGGGGGCTTTCATCCAGCCGAACCCTGCGTGGGCTGATGCGGTGATTAAGACCTTTAACCTCCGCAAACTTGCGGAGCAAGCCCGTGCCGTCCTGCAAGTCGTCAGCGAACCCGGCGCCGATCCAGACGCCATCCTCCTCGCCCAAGAGCAACTCGCCCGAAGCCTACAGGTCAGGAAGGGACAACCAGGAGGAGATAACTCCACCGAGTACTTCGACCTCGACGCCATGCTGGCCTTCGACCCCAAGGACGACAAGACGGTCCTCATCGGGGGCGAGCGCCGTTGGATTTGCCAAGGCTACCCGTTCCAGATCGTGGGCTTCTCCGGCACGGGCAAGTCGTCGATGGCTGCACACCTCGCCGTCAACTGGGCAATCGGTCACGCCCCTTGGGGCCTTCGACCCGTCCGCCCCTTGCGTATCCTCATGGTCCAAGCCGAGAACGACCTAGGGGACGCCTCCGAGGCAATCATCGGCGCCACCGCGAAGCTAGTGGAGTCAGACCGCCGACTGCTCAAGGAGAACCTCATCTTCGTCCGACAGGCCACCAAGACGGGCTTCGCCTTCGTCGAGTACCTAGGGCAGATGGTCGAGAAGCATCGCATCGACCTCATCATCGCCGACCCGCTTCTCGCGTATGCCGACTTCGACATCGCCTCCCAAGCCGAGACGACCGCCTTCCTCCGTGGCCCTGGAGGTGTCCATGAGATGCTTCAGCGCACGAAGGCCGCCCTGCTGTATATGCACCACACCACCAAGCCCAAGTCGGCTGACGATCTGGACGGCATGACGCCCCAGCAACTCGCCTACCTCGGGGCCGGCTGCTCGGAGTGGGTCAACTTCGCCCGCGACTCGGGCTACCTCTTCCGCACCTCCCGCAAGTCCTCGGATGGTCGCCCTGTCTACCGCTTCGGCTTCTCCAAGCGTCAGTCCCGCTCGGGTCTCAAGGACGCGTCCGACCGCTTTGCCGGGCATATCCACCTGTGCCACGCCGAGGGGGGAGACATCCGCTGGGAGTACGCCCCGCCCGACATGGACGACCAGAAGGCCCATTCCAGCCCCGCCAAGGGGTCGCCAAGGCGTCCGAACTCCCTTTGAGGGGTAGGACAGCCACCAACCACCTAAAACGGCTCAAATGCCCAAACAAGACACCAACGACTTACGAATGGGGGAGACTATGCAACTCCGTATTACTATCGTAATTATTGTCTCGTTTACGGCTACGCTGACGCTCGCCTAACTCGCCAATGGTTTCTGACGACCAACCAAGGCCCAAGAGGAAGGCCACCGAGACCCAAGCCGCCTATCTTCGGAACAGGCGCCGACTGACCAAGCATTGGCGGACCCTGTG